TGGTCTTGTCGTCACCGGCATCCCTGGGAGCCCAGAAGTTCTTATCGTTGTACTGTTTGGTCAGCGGGCGTAGGGAGAAGTTACCAGCCGAGTCACGCTCTAGGACGTGAGGCATGGTAGAGGCTGCCAGGTCGGTAGTTACCCCAGGCTTGACCGTCTCTTCCCAACTCCCTTGACCGGGGATGTCCCCTTCAGTCTTGAACCTGACGTAGTAGTCATCAGCGTCAGACTGGTCAGAGTTGGACACCTTCAGGGTATAACCGTTGACGCACTGGGGCGGGAGTCGAGATACATCGTTCACAGACTCCTTGATGCCATACATAGCATTGTTAGCAGAGCCACCACGGGTCTGGAGGTTGAAGTCCCTACCATCTGTACGTGTGATGATGACAACGTTACCAACGGGTTCAGCACTATAGTTAGATAGACCGTTGATAGCTGTCACCAACTCACTGGTGATAGCATTGACGTCCAGGGGACCCTGTGCAGCATCAGCATCTGTTGTGTACGACACAGAGCTCTCAGACGCGTAACCAAAGAACTCAGAGGTCTCCTCAACCTTGACGGTGTAGGAGCGGTTGTTCATGGTGACGGTGACAGTATCACCTTCATCCCAGTTCTGACCGCCATTGTTCAGAGTAACATTGGTACGGTAGTCAGACTTGTACTTGTAGGAGATACGCTCTTCACCACGACGCACGGAGTTGATCTCAAAGGAGATACCACCTGTTGAACCATTAGGGAATGGAGGTCTTCCTGGGTGAGGGCGGGTTCCTTGATCCACAGGCACCACATCGGAGAAGATCTCACCTGCTTTCCATTCATACTCGTCTGGGGAGCCATAGGCAGCTACCTGTACGTTAGACACGTCGAAATAGTTGAGCTCCTTGTCGAAGGGGTTACGGATAACCCGAACCTCAATACGGACGGTGATATAGCGATCGACAGAGAAGTCCTTAGTAACGTCGTGGTATAGATAGGTGCCACGCTGATAGTCATCAGCAGGACGTCCAAACACCTGGGTAAAGTATGCTTCCTGGCCCTTCGAGGCTCCACCACGGTTACCCTTGTCATGGCGGGCACCTGTGGGGTAGTTCAGACCGGGCTCCTTGATGGTCACCAAGGTGGGGTTACAGGTGGTGGTCAGGTTAAATCCCAGATCCACACCAGAACCAGAGGACTCTACAAAGTTCTCAGTAGCCGTGAACTCACAGCTTCCCCAGTCTTCCTCAGCCTCTTCCTGGATCTCCCAGCTAGCAGGGGATACAGACAGGCGAGAGGCACGGGTGATCTTAGTCTGTGACAATTCCTCTCCATCACGGAGGAAGTCCACAGCATAGGTTGTATTATAGGCGATCTGGTTGATTACGATCATCGCCTTGTTGCTGGTCTCTGGAGCGGTGGCCGTATCCATTGACACGGTCTTCTCAGAGTTGATGATGAAGGTGTAATCGTTGACCGTCAAGGTCTTGATCGCACTGGAGTCGCCAGTATTGATGTAATTGGCTGCATCACCCAGGATGGTTACTGTTGATTCTACAGCAGTATCAGCATCCCAGACACGGATGTGGGAGGTACCACCGGAGGCATAGATGCAACCAATATAACGCTCCTCCCCATCTCGGAAGATAGGGAACCACTGGGCGGTTGATGGGATGTTATCAGCCAGTAGGCCGATGTATTGAGTACCAGGACGCTTAGAGCACCCGAAGGTGGGATCCAGGTATGTATTGATAGCTTCGTTAACCTGACCTGGGAGCTTTACGGGGTCAGGTTGCTGGCTGACACCTCCCAGTACATTGTTGATAGTTTGAGAGACGGCAGACATAATCAGCGACGCATAGAGGCGAATGAGGGGCGATAGGTTTGATAGGTTCCATACCCATCTTTGTTCTGAGCGATCATGTTGTAGTCGCCCTGCTGGGTATCATATTCGATAGCAGTAGCACGGGCTAGGACCTCTTCACGCTGTCCGAAGGCTACAGCCTCCTGGGAGCCCACAGAGCGTCCTGCAAAGACGTTAGCAGCACGGATGGTGGCGTACTCACGGAAAGCCTCAGGCATGTCAACGAAGTCCACCAGCCAAACCACATCCAGGTTCTGAGTACCTGTGAACTGGAAGGAGTGAGCAGCCTTGTCATACAGGCGACCACCACGGGTCACTAGGTTGCTATCAGGCTTCTTGAAGTCACTGGAGTCCAGTGCCAGGACAGTATCGGGTACTGCGATGATGCCTGTGTTGTCAGGGGTGAAGGGGTATTGATACTCAGTGTTGAACACCCAGCCTTCAGACTGGATGGCGATAGTCACCTCATCGAGGATCAGCTCGGCCATCTCCACCAAGGGGTTACCGGTATCAAGCACAGTCACAGGAGCCTGACCGATGTTGCTCAGGATTCTGTTGACGGATGTTAGCTTAGTTGTTTTCTTTAGAGCCATTTTGGTTCGGGTAATGAGAAGACCCGGAGGCCGGGTAGGCCTCACGGGGTTATTATCAGGCAGCCTGTAGAGAGCCTGCAACAGAGACACGAAGGGTGTCAGCTCCCATAGCCATCTTCCCGACGATCAGATCGCCTTGGTATTGGACATGGAAGTCACCGGAGGTGGTTTCGATGCTGGGGCCAATAGCCTCAACAGTGCCAGCAGCTTCACGGTGGAAGACGAGACCGGCCAGGGCGGAGTTATCCACCACGTAGTTGTTCTCTTCGCCGGTAACGGCAGCGTTAGCGGTAGCATCTTTTCCGTACTGGCCAGCCAGGACGTTGGACTTATAGATGCGGATACCAGCGATGCTGTAGAGACCCTTGCCGCTGTTCATATCACCCTGGGTGTTACCGATTTCACGGTTCAGGATGTTGGTGTCAACGGAAGAGATCAGGCTGTAGTACTGGCGAGGGGAGAGCACAGCACAACGACCGTCTGCAGGAGCAGATCGCTCGTCGAGGACAGCAGCAGCTTCAAAGAAGCCATCAACCAGAGCCTGAGCGTCGTTGGTGTTACCAGTACCAATGTTTACCTGGAAGCCACCAGGCTCACCAGTAACAACGGAAGACTCGGTAGCAGCCTTGGCGAGCACACGAGCGATACGATCGTCATAGTGAAGGGCCAGCGCTTCACCAATTTGCTTGGAGATCTCAGAGCGGGCGCTCCACTGGCTGAGAATCTCATCCAAATCATATACGAACTGTGAGCTATAGAGAAGCTGATCCATCACGATGGTCTTCTCGTTGCTCTTCAGACCAGCATCGGGCTGAATGGCAGTACCAGGCGTGTGGTAGCCGGCACCCAGCTTGCCAGTCAGCAGGAACTGCTTGGACTTACCGCCACGGAGGCTGTAGTTACGAACGAGGCCTTTGAAGATTGTGGCGTCGTTGAAAGCATTGAAGACTTCGCCAGTAAAGAGTTTAAGACTCGTGGCGTAGCGAGTTTCGTAGTCTTGTGAGGGTGTACGTGAGCCGTTGGCTACGTTGTTACCCTGAAATGCAGAAAAAGTCATTATTTGTAATAGGGTTGTTAATGAATCAATCCTCTAGCGCTAGAGATGTCAATGATATAAATAGTTGCTCTAAATACCTGAGCAAGGCCTTACCCAGTAGGTTATCCGCCGTAACGGGCCTAAAGGGTTAATAGCTAGGGGAGGATTTGCACCTCCCAGCAACCTCAGAGGAGGTCGCCGCTTCTTGCTAGCTTCTCTTCCACGTCCTGACGGTACGCGGGGTCGGTTGAATACCTAGGGTCCCGAATAGCGCGAGCAAGCTCGGCCTGGCTGCGGAATCCTTTGGCTTTAGAGGTAGCCTTCTTACCTGTGACCAGGGGAGCCTCATAGCCCTCCTGTCCACGCCACCGATTGTTCAGTGACTCCACTGCGTACTTGATAGCAGCGGGGTTGTTGGTAGAGATAACAGCGTTGAACTGTTCGATCTCAGCTTGGTCGAGGTTCTGACCAGCCCACTGGATCATCTCACCATAGGCTTCATCGCCCCCAACGGACTGACGAATAGAACTCATTTCAGCCTGGGTTGCAGCCTGAGCTTGGACCTTGTTGCTCTGAACTGCGTGATACTTGAAGTAAGTTTCAATGAGAGTCTTGCTGTCCATGTTGGATAGCGTCTCGACATCCTCTTCATTTAGCCCCCCCTCAGCCTCAAAGCGCTGTGAGATGTCTGCAAACTTACGGACATTCTCGTCGATCTCTGTTTCTTTAGGTACCTCCTCTGTGGCCTCAGGAGCCTCCTCTTCTTCGCCTTCCTCACTATCACCATCAGATGGGGTGGAAAGCTTCTTCTGGAGCTCGTTATAGGCCTTCAGGAGGTCATCCTGTGACTTGAACTTACCGGCGATCAGACCAACGTCCTCATTCTCGGCTTCGTTCTGCTCATACTTACGAGCACGGTCCTCTTCCTGGGCATTGATAAGCTTATCGCCTTGCTCCAGGGCTGACTGCTCAGCGGCAATCATTTCAGGGGTTGGATCCTCAGAGGGATCAAAGGTGATGCGGTTGGACATAATCAGTTAAGGATGGTTCGGGTATTGCCAAGGCCGGGACGGCCCACCTTGGACTTCTTAGCGTACTTGCCAGCTGTATCCTCTGAAATACCAGAGATCTTAGGTTTGGGGGCGTACTTCTCCAGCTCCTTCTTAGGAAGAGCTGCCTCCATCTCCACTGGTGGGACTTCGGAGAACTTACCGTCAGCCTTACGAGTCTGGCGGGTTCTTGGTGTTCTAGGCTTCCGTGTTGGTTCCGTCATTTGGCATCATTTGTTGGGTCATTGCCTCACCCATAGGAGAGGAGGCGAGTTGTCCAGCTTGCTCCAGGATAGCCTGCTGTTGGGCTTGCTCTTGGGCTGCTTGCTGTTCTTGTTGTAGCTCCTCGTCATTCTTAACCAGACCTAAGGCTTCGATACCTGAGGATGCTGCAAGACGACGTAGGAACTCGGATGGGTTGATGTACTGTTGCATCACCTCGGGGCCCATGCCCTGAGCGATGGTTGTGACGAACTCGATCAGAGCCATACGGTCCTGACCACGTCCGATACCATTGAGACCAGCAACGACAGTAGGAATCACCAGGCCCTTGGGGAGCTTGGGAACACCTTCCTTACGCTGGAGCTCCATAAGCTTCCGGTTTAGGTAGGGCTGCAGGAGAGACGATGTGAGGCCACTGTAGATGCCTCCAAGCTGCTCGTTGAGCTCTTGTGCCACAGCGTTCACTTCGGAGGCTGTGGTACGCTCTGAGTCGCGGATAGAGCCCGTCATGATGAGGAATGCCTCCGACACCCGCTGGGTGAGGGTTGCGATCATCTGTTGGACTGTACCGAAGTCGGCAGTCTTACCCACCTGGATCACACCCACATCATCGGGGCGACCTTGGATGATGGCACCGTTAGAAGCACGGGACAGGGATTGAGGCTTGGTTGTAGCACTAGGCGATACGAGGAAGACAACCTTGGCAGCTGCTGCGCTACCTTCGACCATCGCCTGCATCAAGCGCTCGAGGCTGTTGATGTCTCCGAGGAACTCCTCGACCCGACCCCGTCCGTAGCTCTCACCGTCAACGTGGTTGAATGTCAGAGGCATCCACGGTGTTGACTTGAGAGGGGAGGAGGAACGAGTGTTGGGGATCTCTTTGCCGTCACACTCCTGATACCACTTGTGTTGTCCATCCTCAAACTTGACGTGGGTATAGACCACAGCGTCGTTAGCTTGACCCTTACCAGAGGTAGAGGCTACGCCGAACTTAGGACCATCTTCACCAACGGCGTTGGAGTCCTGTTCTACGGCTAGGGGTTGGAATTCCTTGGGTAGGAGATCACGGTCCACAATCTCGCGGGTAACAATCTCTTGGATGTTGTCGTTACCATCTCGAGCGACCACATAGCGATCCAGGGGATACACCTTGAGGCCTTTCTTGGACGCATATACCAGGGCGTTACCAGACACCACCAGATGCTTCATAGCATTGTGGAGGTGGACACGGTCCTGTGTACCTGCGATGTCTTGCATGACCATCTTCTCCATCTTGGAGAGAGATAGGTCGATCTGAGAGCGCATCTCAGGGGTAACATCAGGGATCTTAGCGATCTCGATGTCATTGATCTGTAGCTTAAAGAATGAGGTGTTCAGAGGGAACAGACTCAGCATCAGCTTGGCTGCCAACACATTAACTCCCTTGGCTGTTACTGACTGCCAGGGTGTGTGGAAGCTCTCGCCTGAGCTGTGTCCTTCTTCGGTAAGGAGGTAGGGGAGGCTCAGCCTTGCAGCTGTACGCCCTACTTCCAGGAAGTCCTCTCTGTCTGACCTCAGGGCCTCATAGCGGGCCTGAGCATTAGGTTTCATGTTAGCTTAGGGATGATGTGCCACGGGTGCGACGACGAGAGCGGGAGCGGGAAGTAGAGCTCTGCTTAACGATGCCCATAGGGTTGCCCATGCTGACCATCTCAGGAGCCGGGGCTGTAGGGATGTTCATAGTAGGGGCAGGCTTAGGAGCTACAGGCATAGGATCAGGAGTTCTAGCCTGCTGCTGGACCTTAGGAAGGGCAGCTTGCTTGGGGTTGTAGATGGGTTGATCCATCATCTCCTTCATCATCTTCTCCTGCTGCTTCATCATCTGCTTCTGCTGCTTAGCCTGGGCCTTCTGCTGGGCCTGCATCTGCTTGTCGTAGCGGTTCTGAGCCTTCTTCTGTTGGGAAGCTTGCAGCTTTTGCTGCCGTTGCTGCTGCTTTTGCATCTGTTGCATCAGCTGCTTCTGAGCGGCAGTCTGCTGCTTCAGCTGCTTGTTGTACTTCTTGTCAGCTTTGTTCTGCAGCTTCTTTTGCTGTTTCTGATACTTCTTAGCATCTTGCCTCAGGCCCTTCTCATAATCCTTCTGATACTTAGCTTCTTCGATCTCATACTGCTTGTCGTAGATCTTCTGTAGCTCCCACTCGGTGTCAGTATCATCTGAATAGATGAAGTGCTCGCCTGAATCCTTCACCTTCTGCTTGTAGGCTTTGTTGGCCTGCTTCTGGGCAGTAGGATCGCCCTTCAGCTTGTTTGACTTGATGTAATGACTCTTCCAAGACTCCTTATCTGTGAAGGGGTCATTAGTTTCTAAGATGCCTTCTTTGTAGAGTTGACGCTCAGCCTTGACGAAGGATTTGTCACGCCTCTCGTCTTCAATCCTACTCTTCAGTATATGCTCTTTAACAGCAGCTACCTCATGGTCTTTGTTGACGTTGGTGTAGCCGAGCTCCTTAGCTGCTGCTGCAAACTCAGGATCACTGGTCATCCCCTCATAGAGGTTAACCTTCTTTGGGGTTGGGGGTTTAGGAGCGCTCATTGTCGAGTTTCTCTTTTAGGAACTCCACCACCGAACGTTGACCAGCTCGATACATTATCTCACGGTCACAGTCCTTGGGGGACGGGTTAAGTTGTGGGAACAGTGACTCCAGTTCATCGACCAGATACTGGAGGGGCGGTTGCTTGCCGAACACATCGGCTTCGTTGAGATCAGCCATACTTAGGGAGGTTTACGTTTGAGGCTTCAAAGAATGCTGGCATTCTTGCGCGGCGTGTGTCACTAAGGCCAGTAGCCTTTCCCTGGGTGTAGAGCGAGTCGGACTGGGCCAACCAGAAATCCTTATCAAGGTATCTGTCTTCATTAGTTCCAAGTCCGTCCATGACCCAAGCCACTGTAGCCCTACGGAGGCGGTTGAGGTTAGGGGTGGTGACCACACCGAGGTCGTGCGCCACCATGGCGTGGATCGCAACGTGAGTCTGTTCGTCTCGACTAATGTCAGACGCCACAGTCCTAATTCCCATGTCGCCGTTGAATCGGAAGAAGGGGAGTAATACGAAGAATACGGATCGCTCAAGGATTGCTGTTTTAAGGATGGGATGCTCGGGAGCGTCGAGCCATGCCTTACGGATGCGGCTGGCTTCTCGCTCGTACTTCTCAACAGTCCCGTGAGACTCAACAATGTAGTTAAGGGCGAGGTCATGCTTGTCTTCATCGGACATGTTGGATTGTAGGGCAGGGATAACTCCAGGGTCTGCTGGGAGCTCCTTCTCCAATCCCTCCTTGAGCATCTCCTTCACAGGAAGCTCGAGGGTACGGAGGGCTAAGGCCCGGAAGAGAGCATCTTCCGAGCCAGCCTTGATTTCACCCTTGTCTACAGCGACAGGGGTCCATGCCCGCTTACGGGACATCACTTTCAAATAGTTAGACATTACTCAGCGCAGGATGAACAGAAAGGGTCATCGAGTAGGCCATCATTAGCCCACTCTTCAAAGCCATCATTGGCCCACTCTTCAAAGCCAAACAGGTCAGCATAGTCGTCTCCTTCGACGATCGCCAACGCGTCATCCTTACGGAGTGTGTCGGGCATGACCTGTAAAGCATAATAGAGAGAGGTCTGAGGGGACTCAAACCAGTCAGCTATAAAGGCTTGGTCGTAGGTCACGACGTCACTCCAGCTGTTGAAACTGTACCCGTGGAACAGGCCAGTGTTTTCGAACATGTAGCAGATCTCGTCTGCCACTAACTTGTAGGCTTCCCAGCCCACTTCAGAGGCGATCTCTACATCACCGTAGTCGAAAGATTCCACCCCAAAAGTCCCACTATCACGATCAACGTGGCGAGAGATGGGAGGAGCAATCTCAGGAGCGGTGGTGTATCCGTCGAGATCGGTGTGGCGATACGAACAAGATGCGGTGGGAGCGATCGTGAAGGCACGATCCATCCGGTTGTATCGGGCGATCTGAGCAGCACCTGCGACGGCGCTGACGAGCTCACGGGCCAGGACAAATGCCGGAGTGCTCTCCGTGTCCTCGCCAATGTCGACGGCTCGGAGGGCTTCACCGAACTCCAGGTAGGTGACACCATGAAGACTAAGGAAGTTAGCCAATCCAAGCAGGCCGAGACCCACCTGTCGGTCCTCGTCGGGGGTAAGGTACTCACCCGAATCTCCAACTCCTGTCCGTGCGTGGAGAGCGACCAACTCGGACATACCATCTCGGAAAGCTGTGTGAAGGCTTTCTGTAGTACAGGCCCCGAGGTTGACGTGTTGTAGGAGGCAAGTACCCCGTGAGGGCAGGTAGATCTCCAGGCAGACGTTTCCGTAAATGCGATCACCATTCGGACTGTACTTGACTTTGTTGAGCCAGATGTCACCAGCCTGAATAGCTTTGAGGATCTTGGCTTGAAGGGGTTCGGAAAGGTCATTCCACCATTCGGGGGTAACATCAATACACTTCTTGACCCAGGGCAGTTCAGCCCGGGAAGCATCCACGAACTCTTCCAGATCAGGGTGATTGGCGTCCAGGTGGACTACAATCGCACCGTTCTTATACACTCCTCCACGACGGAGGATTTCATTGAGCGTGGAATAGATCTTAGCGAAGGAAACTGGGCCAGAAGCCACGAGGCCTTTGCCATTCTCCGCTCCTCGGGGACGGAGCTTAGAGAGGTGAATAGCACATCCAGCTCCGAATCGGAGAGCATGAGAAGCAAAGCGCCAAGAGGCTTCGATACCATTAGGCCCCTCCATCTCGTCTTCAACCACAAAGACTGTGCATGAGACGGGAAGTCTTGAGGTAGGGTCGTCAATCCAGAATTGTACTCGACCCGTACGGGCGATGAGGTCATTGGTCATTGTCAAACAAGGTCAGAAAGTACGGGTGGTTTGTAGTTGGGGCCCTTCAGGACTTTCCCATCTTCTCTGCGAATAGGTCGCAGGTTGTCGTCCAGCTTGGACAGGTTGCTCCGGTGTACCCGATCGAGAGCCTCATCGAGGTCCCAGCCCCGGGCAGCGGCGTATTGGAAACAGACGTATGCGAGGTCTGCAAGCTCCTTCAATGCGTGTTCCCGGGCCTCTAGGTCCTCTGGGTAGGCCAGGGTGTTACAGTGGGCTTCTAGCAGCTCCTCGTACTCCTCAGCAATCAGGCGGTGCTGAAGGACGACGGTGTTACTCTTTTGAGTTTCAGTTGGTTGTTCCATCAGTCGGCGGAAGGTGCGGGCCGCCTTGTAGTGTTCAAACATGTTGTTCAATGAGTTTGGTGAGATAAGCTTTAGCCTTGAGGAGATCGTCCAGGGTGGACTCCCCATCCTTCAGACCAGCGCGGGTGATGTACTTGATGATGTTACCCTCGAGGTAACCTAGGTTGTGGGACACGATGTAATCCCAAGTCTCGATACCATTCTTGTAATGGTCGGGGCTGTACTTAGATGACATCGAATTCTTGGGGGTAGAGTTCGTCGGTGACTTTGTCGAGAGTTCCTTGCATCCATTCCTCCCAGACCAAGGGGTTGTCAGATACTTGGGAAGCGAAGCTCTTTCTTGCCAAAAGAACTGATCGAAAGAGTTGGAGTTCATTGGTGGTTAGTTTCATTGCGGTGTGATGAGGATCGGTTCTTGCTTCTCTGCGTCCCAGTCTTGGAACTGCAGGATGCGAGCTAATCGGAGGTTTCGGAGGGCGTCCTCTTTGGTGAGGCCCACGGATTCGTAACACTCCAGGACAATGGACCAACGGTCAGATGGTGTCTTAGCCTTGCCCAGAGCAACACTAGCTCGTTTAGGACCATAAGTGGGGCAGCCAGCATAACCATCAGTAGAGTCGCCAGTAAGTGCCTGCATCCATAGTTGAAGGTCGGCATCGTCTTCGTTTTGGGTGAATTCCTCTTTGAGATTGTATATCCGGGTGGGGATCTGGAGCATGTCCTTATCCGGTGAGATCAGGATGTGGGGACCGCAGTCAGGCTTGGTGGCCAGGATACCCAGCACATCGTCAGCCTCAAGGCCGGGCTTCATGATGGAGGGCCATGTCTCCATTGCCCAGTTCTTGAGCTTCAGGTACCCAGCAGGCTTACGCTTCGTTCTGTTCCCTTTGTAGCTGGGCTCCACAGTCTTGCGGAAGTTGACACGATCGGTAAAACACAGAAGTACGTCATCACTATCAAAGCGAGTGGTGAGATTAGAGATCTCTCGGCGGACAATACCCTGCGCTTCCCTGAAGTCACCGACAATAACGGTGAGCTCTGGGTTAAACTCGAGCTCATCTTCGGTGGTTTGACACGCTCGGTAGAGAAAGAAGTCGGCATCGATGAGTAGTTTCATTCGTGGGTGAAGGGGATAGCGGCTTTGTTCCAGAAGTTAGTGAGTTCTTCTGGGTGGCGGTTGCGGATCCATTGGACCTTCCACTCGGTGATGTCACCAGTGGGGATCACAAGGACGGGGATCACAGGAG